TCCATGGCATATAGCCGATGAGGCCGATACTGTAGTAGTCAACGAGTTTAACCAATCAAGCGGTATTGGAATAGCCAGAGATTGAGATTCGACCACTATACCAAAATAATCCATCACGTCCTGGGCACCACAATGGATTCCCGCGATAAAAATCTCTCCTTTCCGATCTGAGTAGAGTACACCACCGCAATCACCTTGTCTGGTTTGGATCTTCATCGTGCTATGCCAAAAGTATTCAGAACCATGACTAGATAGTCCCTCTAACGAGCGCGACATATCTACATTCTCACGGATAGTAGCTAAATCGACATCCAAGACACGCGTACCCAATCTTAGATAACCTGTGAAGGCACCAGACTGCGTTTTAAGTAATACATATTTACGCAGATCTTGGCCTGGAGCTAGGGGAACTTCTAAAGCAACGTAATCGGTAGTAGGATGCATATGCACAATTATTGCTTTCGGAGATATAAAATCCTTGCAACCATTGGCTCTTTCAAAACACCATTTCTTCTCATCCTTGATCAAACAATTGAGGTAAAAATGTTTGGGTATCAACCAAACTCGACCGAATATATTCAAAGCGTGAATACTGGATTTTTCAGTGTATAGGACAGCAGTTTGTGCATTCAACACTGTTCCAAGATGTCCAGCTTGACCCGTCTTGCTTTGTGTAGTCATACATGATCCTAATCCTAAAAACCCTGTATTCTTCCAAACATTGGGAACAGAGTCAGATATGGGTTCCATCGCTCTACCACTAGTTGTGATACCACCGTGAGCCTCGACTTCCCTTCTCGGCCCTGAAAGTAGCATCCAATAGGCCAAGAAGGCAAAAACTGCACCGCCGATCATCAATGTCCTCACACAACGCAGACGGGGAGGGTTGGCAACTGCTTCAGTGCGATACTCGAAACGAGAACGCAAATACAATGAACATGTATAGCCAAAACGACATGCCGCAGCATATTGCCTTTCGGCAAAGTCGTCTGGCCAACCAAACCAGAAAGCCCGCAGTGTCATATTGGCTGCACGAAGATAATTATAATCACAGACGTACAAAAGTAATGAGATACGCTGCATGGGTGACGACATGAAATTGGAAAGAACAGAGATGCCACGGGTACATATCAGACCGATTAAGAGACATATCATCGCAAATATCTGAAATTCCCAAAGGAAAGACCAGTTTGACACTGGGTTATTTTGCACAGCGGGTCGGTTTGTCCTTGGGGCTCGAGATCGCAATTGGTCTCGGTCGGCTCCTAGCCATGCTTCTTCACTAATCTCATAAAGCTCTTGAGTTCGCTGTTGACGTGAAGGCCCCACAGAGGGAGGAGGGCATGAGCAAAAATTTTTATATGCTCTGCACCCTGGGCACAACTGATCATCAAAATGCTCCTTGTAGGTGTCTGTAATGCTTTGATTCTTGAAGTGTTCCATAGCGGCCTTCTTATACCACGACAACAAATCAGGTATGGTGGAAAAGTTGTGGATAACGGGGTAAGTCACCGCACCTACGGGATCTATGGTAACACGCTGTATTTCAAAGTCCCACAAGTCTCGATGACCAGCAGCTTTGGCTGAATCTAATCTTGCGCTGCCATCTATGACATACGTGCTCTTTACTACTG